TAGAGAAGTTCTCATCAAATCCTACAAGACTTGCACCCTTGACAGTAATGCTACCACTGACTGGGTTATAGTACTTGGAGATCTTTCGAGTCTTGGTGTCGAAAGTCCACACTTCACTACAGTTTAGTAGATTGATAGGTTCGACACTGGCGATACCAAGTGCAGTATCTTCCTTGAGGAACTTTAGGTTCTGGACCAATTTGGTCTTATCCTTTGGTTTCTTCTTACGAACCTTAGCAACCTGCTTGCTGACATGCGACTTTTTAAGATCGTTGATATAGGATTCGAGCAACTTGACGATATCCTTGACAATCTTCATACCAGACAGATGTTCGTAACTCTCGAGCAACTGTGTCTGCATGTCAGTATGTTGATTCTTAGGTAAGCGACGAACTTCTACAAGTTCAGCAAACTCAGCAAGGATAGGTTGAATCTTTTCAACGCACTCAAGGTAATGTCTGTCTGCCATACGATATGGCATAAGAATTTGTGCTATATTCTTTACATCTTCGCCAATGACAAGGTTCTCGATCTCATCATTAACATCAGATACAATGAAATGACCAGCAATCAATGGTTTCTTAGCAACCTTGACTACAGGTTCAGGAGAAGTGTCATCTTCTTCGAGTTTGGTGCGCTTATTGACAGTTTCCTCAACCTTCTCCCAGATACGAGACTTATCTCTGTCAGTGAGAGGGAACCCACGCATAGCAATACGAGCGGAATTGGCATAGGTGCGTGGGAGCAACTTGTCAGGAATCTTACTGAGTGTCTTCAGTTTATCCCTGTCACCCTTAAACCAGTCGCTCAAGAATGCGCGACAATCCTTAGCATCCACGATGTAATTATACCAAGAGAGGGCATTACCAAACTCTGCCTGATAGTTTACAGGTTCGTAGTCGGTAACCCAAATAGGTTCGACACCAACCAATTTCGATTCAGCAATAGGGACTTTCAACTTATGCATGGGTTCACCTCATCAAATTTATAGATTACTTATACCGCATTTCTGCAGAAAAGTCAAGCCATAAATTTGACATTTGTAATAGTATCATATCTGAATGAACGCCAAGCAGACTTTTCAGTATCCCAGACAGGTAGAACATCAGGGTTTACCACCTTACTTTCAGCGGGACTCGTTTTCTTCGCAGGCACTACGCTTTCCTGCAGAGTGCATTTGATGACTCGAACATCACCATTAAGTTTTGTGAACGTCACTTCAGCGTCCATCTTCTTAAGATTTTTCACGAGCATTTCACGATCAATTTCCATATTCACATATTCCTTACATTGTTTTCATCTATAATAATTTTACCATCACGCCAAGATCTTCTGGGAGGATCTGGTGCGGGTATATCATGGGTCGATGTATTCTTTTCCATAGCAAAGAAATCAGTGGGGTTTTCTACTACCACCTCAATTTTCTTCTTTGGTTTACGCTTCTTAACGACCTTCTTCGGTGCCGTTGTTGGTGGAGTTGTTTCTACCTCATCAACAGCGACAAAGTCTACTATACCCGCTTCTTCCTTTTTAGTCAAGCTTAAAATTGAAATATTTGCTGCAATAACCAAAAGAATTGCCAGTGGGTCGAACACGAAGATAAGAACAATAATCATCAAGCGCACTGCTTTGTCGATAGTAGCAGTATCGCCACTACCGTAGAACAGTTCTGCGATATATTTTATCGGACCTACTTCTGCTTCGAGTTTGAGGTTTTCTGTTTTGAGCGGTATGAGATCAGTCTCAATAGTCTCAATGTCTGCAGTCGCACCCTCAATTTCTTTATTGAGGGACGCACGTTCCCGTTTCTGTCTGTTTCGAATGAAGTTAGCATCGAGCACATCCTCTGCAGTAGTGAGTCTGTCCAGAGTATCCAGAGATGTTTGCGCATTCTTCAGTCTCCTTTCCGCAGATGCTTTTTTGCTCTCGAGTTGTTCTATTTTAATTTGCGTGGAACCGCCAACAGTAGTATGTTCGATGTGCGCTCCACTGAGATAACCAAATACACCAATACTTGTGATAAACGACAATACCACAATGGCGATTGTGAAGTAAGTCTTCAATAATTTGTTAGCAGTTTTCCAATTTCGATACACCCAACTCGCAGTGACGAGTTTGGCAAATTCTAAAGATCCACCCATCGCTGCAACAGCAATAGGAGATGCAGGGAAAATCGCCATCAAACCAAGAATTGAAAAGTAACCAGCGACACTAGTAATTGCTAGTGCTGCCAACATTAATAGTGCTACGAATACCATCCAGGTCTCCAATCAGGAAGTTGTAATGTTTTCAAATGAGACAGTCGTAAACGAACGTTCCACATATCATTTATGCAACGTTCGTCGAATCGATACTCCCACTGTAACATGTGCTCGACTGCCTTGGCATGCGCTTTGCTGTCGTATTCAGCGACAACTTCCTTGCGCATCTCGCCTTCATAGTTAGTCACATAAGAGGAACTGCCGAAATACTTTTCGAAAAGTTTCTCTGTCTTACATGAATACCCAATATAAAATTTGCCGTCGTCGAAGTAAGTGCAATATACTCTGTGCACCTTCTTCGGCAACGGCTTACGTTTTTTCTTAACAATCATAATCTACTCCGTAAGTAGACTATTTATTCGCTTTCTTGATCGGAATCGAAATCATATTCTTCTTGTTCGATTTCTTCGCCGCAGAAAGGACAGTGCATCACTCTGTAATATTTGTCATCCATGTCATGATCGACAAGGAATTGAGCATTACAACTAGTGCATTCGTATTCTTCGTTAAGCATCTATCTTACACATCAGTAATGACACGAGTGGATGTAATCCCAACGGAAGCATTATAACTGTTGACTGAATCGGTTAAATTACTTGTTTCGAGTAATGTTGAAAACTCTTCAGCAGTTGCATCATCTGCAAATGTATATTCTAATACTTGCGTATATGAATCATTCAGGATGTCGAAACGAAATGTTACTTTATCACCATTAGTTTCCAACCAGTCATCTAAGACAGTATTTTGGGGAGGATTGGTTTGAAAATACCACAGAGTTTGGTATGAATCTCTTGTGTTTGTAATAGTAAGTCTCTTCGCCATGTTAGTTCCCTTTCTTGTTTAATTTTATGCAGCAATTCCCCAGACGTCATCCCATTTACCTGAGAGTGCACCCTTTGCATAGTCTGTTGCGCGATTTTCGAAAAAGTTGGTATGGGTTGGAGCATTAATCATTTCCTCGACCCATGGCAGAGGATTTTTCTTAATTTTGAAGATACCCTTGAGACCAAGACTGATAAGTCGACGGTCGCAAATATAGCGAATATACTTCTTTACATCTGCAGATGTAAGATCTTGCATCTCACCCATCTCGAATGAAAGATCGATAAACTTGTCTTCTAGTTCTACCATTTTCTCGGCGATAGTATAGATGCTGGACTTCAATTCATCGTTCCAGAGTTCGCGATTTTCCTCGACATAAGTGCGGAACAACTTGATCATCGACTCGGCGTGTTGTGTTTCATCAACAATCGACCAAGTAACGATCTGTCCCATACCCTTCATCTTTCCGTGACGAGGGAAGTTGAGGAGCATGATGAAGGATGAGAACAGTTGCATACCCTCAGTGAATGCACTAAATGCAGCGATATTGGTCGCGACTGATTCAGGAGTTCCATTTGTGTTCGACAAATCCATAAAGTAGTCGTGCTTTGCTCGCATTGAGTCGTATTCGAGGAATTCCTGATACGTTGTTTCTGGCATGCCCAGAGTTTCAATGAGGTGAGAATACGCTGCAACATGAAGTGCCTCCCTTGCCGCAAAACCCATCAACATCATACGAATTTCAGGTTGTGGGAAATACGGTAGATAGTTCTTCACATAACCACCAGCAACGTCGATGTCACCCTGTGTGAAGAAACGGAAAATGTTAGTTAGGAAATGTTTTTCACCATCATTTAGTCGCTTCTTCCAGTCTTGCACGTCTTCGACCATTGGCACCTCAGTGTGTAACCAATGCGACTGCTCGTGCTTCAACCAAGCATCATACGCCCAAGGATAATTGAACGGTTTGAAATACGATCTTTCACTCATTAATGTCATGGACGACCCTGACCCCTATACTTTTTGAAGTTTTGCTTTTTATTTTTATTCATTGTGCTGGTTTTGATTTTTCCATTACCAATCGAAGTGCCTCTTTTATGAGTTTCGTTGATACTGTTTTTTGCTGTCCCTGTGGACTTACCGCCCTTTGCCATTAGTTATTCTCCGCCCATTTGATTAAACCATCATAACCACCGACGTGATGTCCATTAATCCAAATTTGTGGAACAGTCGTTACCCCAGGAACTGCGGAGACTACATCTTCCCATAATACATCTTCACCCACCACACTTTCAATATATTGAATTTCCATACCAGTCATAAATTCCTTTGCCAATACGCAATAGGGACAATCAGGTTTGGTATAAATCTCTGCAAAAAATTGTGTCATTTCTTATCCTTCGCATGCAACACAAGTGTCGCCTTCGATCATTGCTCTGAAGTCGAGTTCTTTGATCACTTCTCGTTCAATACGCTTTGATACCTTATCTGCCTTACCAATCTTCTCGGAACGGCAATAGTATAGAGTCTTCAAACCTTGCTTCCATGCAAGATAATGTACCGCATGAAGATATTTAATATTTGCATCAGGACGGAAGAATAGATTGAGAGACTGTGCCTGATCAATAAACTTCTGTCTGTCTGCTGCGTGTTCAATAACCCAACGTTGGTCAATTTCCATCGAAGTTTTAAACACTTCTTTGGTTATTGCGTCCATCCATGTAAGGTGCTGCACCGAACCATCGTTGGCGATAATCGAGGACCAAACCTCGTCATACCAACCAGCAGGTCTGCCGAATGCCGCTTCTTCTAGAATAATCGCGTCAAGATATTTATTCTTATTCAAAAATGAACCCGATAGTGTATCTTGGCGGTATGCATTTGCTCGCCACGGTTCAATCGACGGACTAGTATTACCCATAATGATTGACGAAGATGCATTAGGAGCAATTGCCTGCATGTGGGAGAAACGACGACCAGTGCCAGCAGCGTCTGGTGCTTCACCACGTTCTGCGCCAAGTTCTAGATTCGCAGTATCTAGACGGTTTTTGATTAGTTTGAACATTCGCATGTTCGTTCCCTTGGCAACTGCGGACTCCCATGCAATACCCTTGCGTTGAAGATACGCATGGAATCCTAGTGCACCGATACCAATAGAACGTTCGCGCTTTGCCGAGTAGATCGCACGAGCAACCTGCTTTGGAGCATTATCAATAAAGTATTGCAACACGTTATCTAGCATTTCCGCCATGTCCTTGAGGAACAACGGATCCTTCGACCATGCATCATAATATTCTAGATTGACGGATGACAAACAACAAACAGCAGTGCGCTTCTTGTCAGTTGGTAGAATGATTTCTGAGCAGAGGTTCGACTGATGAATCTTCAGACCGAGATCCTTCTGGAACTGGGGCATTGCACGATTAGATGCATCAATAAAGTGCAGGTATGGTTCGCCTGTCATCATACGGAGTTCTAGGATCTTCTGCCAAAGTTCCTTCGCAGAAACTGTGTCGCGAATTTCACCCGAAGCAGGATCGGTAAGGTTCCAACTGTCGTCGGCATCCTTATCTGCCATACAACGCTCGATAATTTCCATGAATGCATCCGAGATGTTAATCCCATGGTGCAGGTTAAGTGCACGCATATTGGGATCACCAGTCGGTTTGCGCATTTCTAGAAATAACCCAACATCAGGGTGAGAAATATCCAGATAAGCAGCATAAGAACCACGACGAGTGCGACCTTGACGGTAAGCCATACTAGAAGCATCATAAGTGCGAAGGTGAGGCATAACGCCAGTAGACTTATCATCTGCGGCGCGAATACCAAAACCAATACCAACGCCGCCACCAAGCATAGACAACCAGTTAGTTTCTGAAAGATTTTCAACTAGACCCTCCGCAGTATCGTCAATGAAGTTTAGAAAACATGAGATTGGCATACCACGCTTCGACCGACCAAACGAGAGGATCGGAGTGGCGTATGACAACCAGTGCTTTGACGCATATTCGTATAGACGCTGCGCATGTTCAGGATTAGAACCGAACGTCTTTGAAACAAAAGCGAACCGATGTTGTGGAGACGTTTCGTCGTCCTTCATATATGATTCTTGAAGTCGCTGAATACCTAGTTTGTCAAACAGGGAGTCCCGTGATAGGTCAATTTCAATATCCAGATAATTCTCTCTTGCCATTTATAGTCCCTGTTCCTTCAACACTTTTTCGATGTCTGGTTTGAAATATGATTCTGGTTTCAGAATCTTACCATCCTCGCGCTTTTTAATCTTACCATTATCAGAAACCTTGCTCATGTTAGAAGCACGCACTTCTTTCCACACTTCTTCAAAGTTGATACCAAGAGTTGCAAACAATCCTTGAACAACCCAGACTAGATCGGCACCACCGTCAGCAATGTCTCCAATATGACGACGAAGAAACCCATCGCAAAGTTCGCGGTATTCTTCATCGATTAGATTAATATATAGGCTTGCTTGCGCCATATTATCATCATTTAGATGAGGTTTTACACCAACATATTGATCCGCTGCGGACATAAATTCAGTAACGTCTTCTTGATAATTCATAGTATTTTCTTTCATTAATGTAAAACTTCCATCTTCATTCGCAATCCAAGTGATAGTATCACCTTCTTTCCATTGCAGTTTTTCGAAACCTTCCCAAACAATATAGTGCTCGTCTGCGAAAGGATCGTATTCAACTTTAATAGTATCACTCATTTGCGCACCTCTTCAAGAATGTGATATTTAGGTTCCCATCCGAGTCTGCGCATTTCATCGATATTGGCATGAGTGACTTCTCTCTCACCAACAACATCTTTGAAAGGAACATCTCGGTATCCATAGGTATCCAAAACTTCACTGACAGAGATCGGTTCATCCGACCCAATATCTACTATACCCGAATAATTCGGATTAGTCAATAGAATTTCAATCGCAGAGCAAATATCTTCAACATGCGTCCAGTCTCGAAGATGTTCTGTCTTATATTCGATTTTATTATTGAGCATCATATCATAGAACATATCAGGGCGACTATCTGGACCATAAACTGTATGGAATCTCATACCAATTGAGGTATATGGCGCAAGTTCTTCCATCGCCTTTTTGCTGGTAGCATATGGATTTTTCCACCACTCATAAATTGAGGAGGAAGATGCATAGATTACCTTTACCCTATTAATCTCTGCCCATCTAAAGATGCGATTCGATGCAGTCACATTGGTTTCCCAATAACCTTCTGGATCATCCCAACTTTTGCGAACACCAGCGAGTGCTGCTAGGTGCAGAACGACATCTGGGTTCCCGTAAGACTCTGTCATCTTCCATTCACGAATATCTCCCTCGTATGGGATTACAGTGTGATTCTTGGAGAGAACACGAAGCGCATTCCTACCGATAAACCCTTCATGACCAGTAATTAGAATTCTCATGGTAGTTTTCTTTCGAACTCTGCTCGCGCTGCCATGTCATCTAGTGCCTTGATAACATCGGGGAAGTGTTGACCGATAATCTCCCAGCACTGCTCGGCCACGATACGGTGTTCCTTTTGAGTCGCCTTATCCATACGCAACTGACAGTAGTGGACCCATGAACGAAGCGACCCAGACATAATCATGACCGATTCTGTATTGCCTTCAGGCAGAACAGCACGTGCCTGTTCCTTGGCGATACCGTTATCGATTGCCCAGTAATAAGCAGCTAAAGCAGCATCTGTTGCTGCCACCTGTTTCATTTCCCATTCTTCTTGTAGACGAGAGTCTTCAACTTCTACTGAGTTCTGTCTGTTCTTGGCATCCTGCAGGCGTGCTTCCCGTACAACAAATCCCAGATCCTTGGTTGGATCGGCGTAACGCTGACTGTACTCTTGGAATCTGAAAGAACTATGCCGCAGAATCTGACGGGCAATATCTCGTGTTGTTTTAATTTCCATTGCGACATGGACCATCTCCAGTGGTGACCAGTGTTTGTTCTTGATTAAATATTGAACCAACTTAGGTGCTGTTGCTGTGTTGTTTTGATTTGACGGATTAGATACTCTTGCTGCCCAAGCAACCAATTCATTGGCAGAGTTACATTCGGTGTAGGCAGAAGGTTTAGACAGACTTACTAGGTTTACTTCACTCATTAAATGTTTTCCAATGCTTCCAACTTGTCTTTGTATTCAGCGATATGACCAAGTTCTAGTTCAATCGCGCCCATGAAGTCGGTATGCTCATGAATTGCCATTGGGTTATTCATCATAACACGCACATTCATTGCATGCTTTTCAATATTCGCTTGGAACTGTTTCCGAAGCACATGTTTAATATCATCTTTCATTCAACTCTCCATGATTTTGTATTCAGTTTAATATTAGTTGGCCAATCACCCTCGGTAAATGACTTGTCGTGGAACCGTAGTTCATTTGTTGGCATGATACACAGTCTGCCATTGTCTAGTTCTATAAACATAAACTCTTTAGACTGCGATGGATGCATACTGTAACCATCGTTCATCGGGATAGCAGTAAACAGATAGCGACCAAACTCTCCAGTGCTGCGTATCTCTGCTCGCTGAGTGTTCAGATAATCATATCGCACAACCGAGAACTGATCACCATAACAATCCCATACCTGTGTATCATCAAGTCTCCAAAATGGTTCTGGTTCTATAGAAAATGCCAGAGCATGCGGAGGAACGCCACGGTAGACTGCACCACATTCCAACATCACATGGCAACCCCATGAATGTCCAGGTTTTGAATGTAATGCAAACCAAACGCAGGGTTCAAAGGTATATGGTTCTACATCTTTACGAATGAATGATGACTGTACCCAACAGTATATATGATGCGGTATGTTACCTGATCCAGTATAAAGCATTACTCGACTTCAAACTCTTTGACAGTTTGGAACTGCGCCTTGCTTACGAAACCAATGCCCAATAGATGGTCTACACGGTCAGTTGCATCGGCATAATTTGCATACCTGCCATCATCGAACCACCACCAGCGGTCGAGACCAAGGAACCAGCGAGGTTCGCGTCGGTATTCTACCAACCACATATCGTCTGTTCGATGAATACGCAACTTTGTAATTCTGGTATGACGGATTTCTACGCCATATTCATTAGCGACCAATTCGCTCATACTTTCCTCCACATGGCATACTTTGCCTTTGCTGATAGACCTTGAAACGTATTATCATTTATAATACTCTGGATTTCACCAGAAGTCAATCCATTTTCAATCATTTCATTAATATCTTTTCCTGGAACATCTGGCCAGATGACCATCTTATACCCCATATCAATATACTTATTCATCAACTTACCAACGTCTCTGTTTTTAGGTTGATTATCGAAAATAATTGTTATGTTTTCTTTTGGTATCGGGAGTTGGTCGATTTTTCCGAATGACGTTCCAGCACAAGCGATACAATTATCCAGAAAAAGGGAGTCAAGGGGCCCTTCGACGACAAGTACTTGTTTTGTAGGATCGACTTGATCCAGACCGAAAATCGATGGCGCATCTTCATCTACCTTAACGTTAATATAACGAAGCGACTCGCCTCGGATTCCACGAAGACTAACAACAAGTAGTTTACCAGCGCCATCAAGAAAAGGAATCGCGAGCCTCGGTTCAGTTGTGATGATCGAATCTTTGTATTTAGCATTAAGTTGAACCACGTCTTTAACATTAGAAATGAAATACAACCGATCAAAAGCAGAGCGAGGAATTTTGCGGTCAGTAACATATTGGATTACCTCATGGTCATCTGGTAGTGTGTCAAGTCGATCCATAATCGAGTCGAGTAGTTTGGGTTCAGGTTTCTTGGCAAACTTCGGTTCTTCAAACTTGAGAACTGATTCTA